CCAGCCTGCTTGAGACACCCACGCATAGCATTTGTCCGAGGCAAGGCGATAACCCGATATGTAGAGCTCTTTTGCAAGAGCGCACATCGCGGTTGCGCCGGAAACAGATCTGACATCAGTCTTCCTCAGCCGGAGCGGCGTAACATCGACACCTTTGTAGGCGTCAACGCCACAGGATTCTCGGAAGAATCCTCGTGAAAACGTCTTCGAAGCATTTGGCACTAAGCCGCATGCAACGAATGCGTCGTTCACAGCGTCCCGGTATTTTGTGGGGAATATGATATCATCTCCGAAGACATAGACATCATTACAGTTTTCACCATAGCGACATCTTATGGCAGCACGAACTAACGCATAGAAAACTAAGCTCTGGACGGGAAAGCATAATGCATTTCCCATAGGAGCCCACTTCTTCAGCGTTATGACACGGTTATCTAATAACCTTACTTTTGTCGCGCGTGAACAGGACAACCAGCGGTAGGCGTGTTTTCCGAATAGGAATTCCACCAAACCGCAGCTCATTCTGTCACTGGCTTCCTTTAAATCCAAGGTGGTAAACCACCTCGAACGTGAGGCATCCAACGCTAACATGCCGTTAACTAGCTGATCTGAGAAGTTAATCTTCCCAGACGCAGCTGAACGACGACGTGTTATCGCGCGCTCCAACAGTTTCCTACAACCTTGCTGGACCCATATGGCTTCAGCGGGATGCACGCAAATTAAGCGTGGACCACGACTGTCCTTCGGGACTGCAACAAGTCTCGCAACTATCTCGCGAGACTCCCGCAACCGCCCATCACCGACCCACAAATGGTGATCCCAAAAAGAAGGGATCCCACAGTAGTAATCGGCAAACGGGTAGTATTGGTCAATGGTTGTATAGATAGTCATGAAACGGCTCTTTGCGCTCGGCAGTCGGGTGGGGAATATCCCCCCCGGCCCATGCGCAGGAACAATTTCAGACCAGTTAATGTCGTAGATTATACGACCCACTATCTGCCGTGCCGTCGAAAGTACCACTCGAGGGCCTTCTTTGCCAAATAGGCAAGGGTCCCAACAAGCAGTATCTTCGTCGACTTCCTCGAACGCGGCTTGCGCCGCTTTGAGTTGATCATTAGTTGGTTCGTGTTCAATCTTGTAACAGAACAAGAGGATCTGTCGGATAGCTCTAAGGAGTTTCGGACTAGTTTCTAGTCTGAACGCATCTGTAAGTGGAGTAATCCACTCAGGGAAGATGGGATACTCTCCCATGCCTTCGAGCCATTTCAACAGGTCTTTGTCAAGCTTGGGTGCTGCATTCAGTACCCATTCATACGAGATGTCATCAGGGGGACTTAGTGTCTTTCCTTCTGACTCGCATATGTCTGCTACCAGGCTTCTGAATATGTCTAATACATATGCATTGGCATTATAACCTAACCTGGCTGTATTATGTCGTAGCATTGAGATCATTCGAATACCTCCATAAGGAGTCTCTTAAGATCCCTTGCTAGTGTACTGCCCTTTAACGTTGCGACACGGCGTTTACCATTAAATATGGCAAACGTCACATCTTTAGCGTTGCGGAGTAGGCCGACTGTCATCCCCCTATGCCTGCAGTAAATTAATACTACAGACACGGCGGCATCCAGTTCTTCGAGGACTTGTTGGTTCTTCATAACTATGGTTATATAACTGTTGTTTTGCGAGACCCAAATCCTGAAATTGCTTACGCAATCCAAGAGAAGGATATATATCTTTCTAGCGGGAACAGGAACTACTGTTCGCGTTTGGCAAAGAGCTCATCTTTGAGATCTAAGCCATTCGCGTTGGAAGTTCCGTGGATAATGTTAACCAACATGGCGGATATTGCATCCGTCACGGCTTGGGTAACAAGGACGTCGGTTGGCGTAGCACAGACGACGTACAGACTAACCGGAGCGATAGCGCCACCGGTCATGGCCATATAATAATCGAGCCTTACGAGACTGCGTGTCCCTGCCACTTTCGTGACAGAATCCACGTATGGCTGGTGTTTAATCAGCAATTCGGTTGGCAGTGATGCCCCCCGACTTATCTCGCGACGTAGTGACCCGGTTTTATCCGAGTACACCATGTTAAAGGCCAATGTATTGACCGTTAGGTTGTTGTCCATATGTATTGTTGGATTAACTAGAACCTTCTCTTAGTCTTTAGGTTCGCGGCCATTTGGCCGATCAGAGCTGCAGTTTCTGCAATCTGATATTTTCCGAACCTACCTTGGGTAGACGATGTATAAATATCGGTACTCATGGGCTTCCGGTGGTAACTGTGCAACTCATTTGTACACATCTGAAAACCATCAAAACTACTAATGTCGGGTAACCTCACGTGCTTAATGGCACCTGCGGCACACGCCCACTTATAGCTGATGGTTGCGTCCTGAATCTTCTTTCGACTACCAGTAAGGTAGTTGTCTAGTCGATGCAGTACGCCAGAAACGTCGATGAACCAGTCCACTACGAAAGAGAATGGAATTCTCTCCCAAGCGAAACTAGCGGGGCCAGTGGCTCCGAATCGCGACATCAAATAATCCAGCTCCTGGAAACCAGAAGTCAGGTACTTGTGATCACGAATTCCACGAACGGTGCAGATCTTTATGGGGGCTGATATCTTTTGGATATCCGCATGCCAATGTGAGATCGCATCGACCGACGGACCATAACCAGTAGGCAAGGGCATACCGTTTCCTCCCGTAAGTACGGGATTAAACGATCCACCACAACGCCTATGGACGGAATAATTCCGTCCAGCATTTGAAAGAGCCTTAGCGAGCTTCTTAGAATAAGAAGACCCAGCTTTAGCGATCTTTCTCATGTCATTGATTACGGGCGCAACGCCGAACGCATAATAGAGGAAACCACCACTTAGGACAGCAGCAGCCTTTTTACGGCGCTGCACCTTCGCGGCTTTCATATCTGCATAGACCGGAGCTTTTACACGATTGTATAGGCTCTGAATGCTCGTCACGAATTGAGGAGCTTCTACCGTGTTCAACAACGTATCAACGTCGTTGAGCGTATAGAAGGCATCCAACGTTTCGAACATGAGGTCACGATCGGTTTTGTCCCAATTAATCTGGATGTGCTCCGGGAATATATCCCCGTACAGCCCCCAGACACGATAGTGAGCAGCATTACCGACGAGGTCGTCGGTGATGTACTTATCATTCCCACTAATTAACGTATCTTGGGCAGACAAAGTCTGCTTTTTGATACGTGTAGTGTGTTTGACCTGCTTCGCGGCCCTCGATGAAGAGGGGTCGTCAACTATTTCGTCTACATCAGATTCCTTTACGAGTATTTTATTGGAGGCCGGAAGGTAGTACTCATTTAAGAGTGCACCATCCGAAACTCGGTAGTACTTTTGGCGGAATCTGTTAACGGCGCTTAAAGCGTCGAGGGTTAGTAGGTTGGAACGATTGCGTGTTCGCATAACTTATGTGAGTTCAAGAGGAGGGAGCCACCAG